GACTTTATGACGGTGGACGATGGCGTTGTCACCTTCCATGAAGTCAAGGGCAGCTACCGCCTCGGCAGCCAAGGCAGGGCTTACACCGCTTTCCATGAGGCAGCCGCGTATTACCCCATGTGGCGGTTCGTGTGGGCGCATTGGACGGGCAAGGAGTGGGAGCGCAAGACTTTGCCCGAAATACGGATTTGACAGGAGGTCTAAATACGATGAATTGCACACCTGCGAAATGCCCACATAGGGCGTTGCTTGAAAAGGCGCGTGCCGCGTGCCTTTCATGCGATCACACGGAGCCGGCCGGGCACGGGGGCACCGTGAGCTTTGACGCTATGGGCGAAAGGCTGGCGGAACGGCTGGCGGTGCAGGTGCAGCGCACGCCCCGTGGGCAGGTTACTACCCTGCCACGCCATGTGGAGGAAAAGACGGCGGAGCTTTACCGCATGTGGTGCCAGCTTGACACCGTGGACGCGCTGCTTGCCCTGCATGTCTGCAACGGGGGCACCACGAACAACTTTGGCGACTACCTGCAACGGGTGCGCAACGCCATTGACACGCTGCAACCCGAACGCCCAAGCTTTAGGGCGACGGCGTGGGCAAGGTTCAAGGGGCTGCTGCGCAGGTTCAGCGGCTTTGACAAGATACGCAGCTGGGATGACGGGCACGGGGGTGCCGTGCGCAGGGAGCGCGAGGCGACGGCGTGCGATCTGTTTGAAAGCGCGGGGGTGCCCCTATGAACACGCACGCAACCCGCACGGGGCAAGAGAATAATAACGCAAGCCGCCCTGCTTGTCAACTTATTTGCACGCAGACGCGCGAGAACGCCCCTTGTCGCGCTTGCGCCGCAGCCCATGCAATCGGCTGCCCCAAGGGCTGCAACGCGCCCAAGGTGCCCCGTCGGCGCGAATACGGGCGGCTGCGTGCCCATGCAGGGGGGGGGGGGCACCCCCCGAAGGTACTGACGCACGATCAGAGGCTTGCGCCCAGGGGGCGAGGTCTTGCGCGAAAATTGCGTGACTTTTTGTGACACAAGCAGGAGGTATGACAAATGGCACGGCAGAAGATGCTGCGGCTTGGGGTGTTCCGCGAAGACCCCGACAATGTGAGCGAGGCGACGGAGGAGGAGATACAGCGGCTGGCTGGCAAGCTCAAGCGGGTGCCGCTTGGGCTGGCGGCAATGCGCATTGCGTATGTGACGGACGCGCCCGGTGGCGGGTGCATGGTGGTGTCGGGCAACAAGCGGCTGCGGTGCCTTAAGGCTGCCTACGGGGAGGACGGCGAAGTACCTGCGGAGTGGTTTCAAGACATTACCGCCATGAGCGAAGCCGAGCGGCATGAGTTTAGACTTAATGCCAACATAAGCGACGGGCATTTCAACCTTGACAAGCTGCTTGCGCAGTATGACCAGGAAGAATTGAGCGGGGCAGGGCTGGACGATCTGCTAAAGGAAGTGACGCTTGACAAATTCAGCAAGCGCACAACCAACGGCGTGCTGCTTGACCGCTTCGGCGTGCCGCCGTTGTCCATACTTGACACCCGGCAAGGGTATTGGCAAGACCGCAAGCGGCAATGGCTTGCCAAGACGGGCAACCTGTCGCTTACAAAGGAGTGCGTTTTAAGTGATTCGCTGATGCGCGAGATTGGCGACGGCAGCAGCAACTTTGACCCGGTGCTTGCGGAGCTGATGTTCAAATGGTTTGCGCCCAAGGGCGGCAAGATACTTGACCCCTTCGGCGGTGAGCAGACAAAGGGCGTGGTCGCTGGTGAGCTTGGGTTTGATTATACGGCTGTTGAATTTCGCGCCGATCAAGTGCAGGTAAACAACGAGGCGACGAAGGGTTACAAGAGCGTGCGCTACTACTGCGGCGACAGCAACAATATCAGCACCATTGTGCCGGGCAGGGGTTTTGACTTTGTGTTTACCAGCCCCCCGTATTACGATCTTGAGGTTTACAGCAAGGAGGACATGTCGGCGTTGGGCACATACGATGAGTTTATGCGGCAGTATGAAAACATCTTTGCGCAATGCGTTGACATGCTGGCGGACAACAGGTTTTTGGTGGTGAAGATTTGCGAGATACGGAACAAGAAAACGGGCGTGTTCCGCAATTTCGTCGGTGACAACATCGCCCTTTTCAATCGGCTTGGGCTGCAATACTACAATGAAATAATCCTGCTTAACCAAGTGGGCACGGCAGCCTTGCGCGTAAACAAGCAGATGGTAAGCAGAAAGCTGGTAAAGACGCACCAAAACATACTTGTGTTTTTCAAGGGTGATGTGCGCTTGATTAAGAAGCTGTTTCCCATTGAGGACATTGCAGACACCTTCGGCAACTTTGAGGAGGGCGAAGACGATGCGCAGGGTGACGCTTGATGTTCCGGCAAAGCGGCTGCGTGCCGAGTGCATTGCACGGGCGTGCGACGGGCGCGTGGTGTGTTTCACCTGCGGCAACGCTGCCGCTGCGCTGCGTGCCGCCGGGCTTGAGGTGGTGGAGGTATCACCGCACGGGAAGCTTGCGGCGAACTGCTGGTGTACGACGGCAGATGTGCGCCGCATGTTCCCGCAGCATTTTGACGCTACGAGCGGACACCTGCCCGTTGACTTGATGCTGCGCATCGGGCACAGGCTGACGCGATGGCTTGACGAAAGCGGCTTGCATCTTGAGGAGGGCGTGGAGTATGTGGTGCCGAGCGGCAGCGGCGAAACGGTGGTGTGCTTGAAGCTTGCCAACCCGCGCATAAGCTTTACGGCACGATACGACGGCAGCGACGCAGCCACGCGATATGATGTTGACAACCCGCTTAATGCTTTGGTGCGGCATTTGGCGAAAGTGGATATAATGGGCTGACGGCTTGGGCATGACAACGCGGGAACAGATACAGCAGCTTGCCCTTGCAGGTGTCGGGCGCGTAAACGCAGAGGCTGCAACCGGGCGCAAGTTCAACGCGGAGGAGCTTGAAATCTTCCGTGCCGCCCGTGTGCGCTTTCAGCTGCTGGAGGAAAAGCGCAAGCTGGAAAAGGCAGCCAACCGCACAAGCCGCGCAGAGCGGGAGAGGGAGCGCAGGGCACGGGCGGACGATATAAAGATACCGCCCTGCAAAAACCCAAGACGGCGTGCCCGGTGCAAGCGGTCGCTGGTGGCGTTCCTTACAACATACTGCATGGAGGACGGCGGGTTCATTGACCGCAAGCCAAGCCGCAGCATGTACCCGATCATTGAGGCAATACAGAACGCCGTCACCACGGCTGGCTGGTACCATGTGCGCATGCCGCGTGGGCACGGCAAGACGAGCTATGTAAAGGGCGGCATTGCCTACGCCCTTGCCTTCGGCTTCCGCAAGTATGTGGTGGCGGTTGCTGCCGCTGGCGGCAACGCAAGCGCGATGCTGCGCGATGTGTTCGCCCTGTTTGAGCGCAGCAACACCTTTGCCGAAGACTTCCCCGAAATTGCGGTGCCGCTGCGTGCGCTTGAGGGCAAGACGCAACGCGCCAAGTCCTTAACCGTCAAGGGGCAGCCGTGCAACATACGGGTAAACGCGCAGGAAATCTACCTGCCCACGGTGGCGGGGTACCCTTCCAGCGGCGGCATCTTGAACGCCGTCGGCTTTCAAGCCAACGCACGCGGCAAGGTGCGCGGCAGCTTGCGACCCGATCTTGTTATCTTTGACGATTTGCAGGACGAGGAGCTGGCGAAGAACCAAGACCGGGTGCGGGAGGCGGAGCAGAACATTGAGAAGAATTTTCTAAACCTCGGCGGACACACCAAGACCATTGCAGCCCTTATGACTTCAACGCCCATTGAGCCGGACGATCTGTCAGAGCTTTTCGCCAGCAAGGACACATGGTACACGACCACATTCAAGATGGTTGAAAGCTTCCCGCGAAACAAGGACACGCTGTGGGAGGAATACCGCAGCATAAGGCGGCATGAGCGCATAAGCGGACGCAAGCCGCACATTGCGTGCAATCGGTTCTACCGCAAGCACCGCAAGCTGATGGACGAGGGGGCGGTGGTGTTGAACCCCGACAACTACGACCGGGGGCTTGAGCTGTCGGGCGTGCAGCACGCAATGAACCTGTACTTTAACGGCGAGGAGCAGTTCATGTCAGAATATCAGATGCAGCCCAAGCGGCAGCAGGTGGTGTTCCAGCTCAAGCCGTCCGTGGTGGTTTCCCGCACCCGTGCGGAATGGAAGCCGTATTTCATACCGCCCGAAAGCGTTATGACGGTTGCGGCGACAGACCTTAACCCGGCGTATGGTTTCAGCAGCAGCATGACTACCTTTGACCGCGTGGCGACGGGCACGGTGCCGTGGTACGGCATACACCCGACAAGCATACACAAGGAGCGCATGACGGAGGCGGAGTACAGGGGGGCGGTTTACGAGCAGCTTGTGGTGTTCGGGCAGCGGTTGCAGCAGGAATGCCGCAGCCGGGGAATCAAGCTTGATGTGTGGGCGGTTGACGCTGGCGGCGATCAGTTTGAACCCGTGCAGCGGCTGTGGCGCAACGCGAAGGACATTGGCATTGAGCTTGATATTATGCCGATGATTGGCAAGGCTGGCAAGACATGGAACCCGTTTGTGCGCAGCCGGATAAGGCACGCCATAAACGAAACGGTGGAATGCGGCGACAGCGACAGAGACGGCAACCGCCAGCGTTGGGTAAACTTCAACGCTGACTTTTGGCGAGAGGTGATGCAGAGGGCGTGGCTTGGGGAGATTGGCACGCCCGGCGGCTTGTCGCTGTTCGGCGGTTCGGCAGACATAAGGCATGATGAATTTGCGATGCAGGTATCTGCGGAGCAGCTGCGGCGCAAGGAGATGGGCAGCGACGGGCGGTGGCGTTACGATTGGGTCGGCGGCGAGACGCACCGCCACGACTACGGCGACGCGCAGACCATGTGCCTTGCGGCTGCCGCGAACAAGGGCTTGACGCAGGGCGTGGAGTTCGCGCCCAAGCACGGCAAGGTGGCGAAGTTGGTAATACTGTGAAAGGAGCAGACATGGCAAAAAGACAGACAGCGAGAAAAAATCAACCTATGCAAATTGCAGAGGTTGACGGCAGCGGACACGGAGAGCAACCTATGCAAATTGCAGAGGTTGCGGGAGGGTACGACAAGCGCGTTTGCGTACCTGCGCCCATGCCCGTGCAATGTCCGCATTGCCGTTCAACACGCACCACGGCGGCGAACGGCGTGCATTACAATCTGCATTTCGGCAGCAGGTACGAACACCGCGTTTGCGGGGCGTGCGGGTTCACCTTCACCGCCATGCGGCGCATGACGGAGGAGGAACTTGCCCGACATGCGGACAAAAAGCGCGCTTAATTCCGTATTACGGACGAAAAAAGTTTGACCGCGCTTGACGCATGGTATAATGCACGCATGCACGCGGAAATCACAACCAATTTCAAGCCCGTTTACTACGCTGGCGAGACGGCGGCAATCGCCGTTGCCGTCAGCGACGCAACGGCTGTTCGCGTTGTCTGCGGTGCCGCCACGCACGCGCTTGAAAACGCCGACGGCGTGTGGCGGTGCAGCATTGACACCGCAGGGCTTGTCGGCAGGATTCCGTACACCGTGCTTGCAACGGATGCGGGGGGTGTGACGGAGGCGGTGGCGCATGGCGCGTTCACCGTGCGCTGCGCTGGGCGGTCTGCGCTGCGTGATGTGATAGCAGCCATTGACGAGGCGGTGCGGACTTGGGGCACGAACCCGAACCGCAGCGTAAGCGTGGGCGAAATCAATATCACATACAAGAGCCTTGACGAGCTGCTTGCGGTGCGTGCGCAGTATGTGCAGCGTGCCGAGGAGGAGGAAAACGGGCGCAGTTTGACGGGCGGTCTGCGTGTAGTGGAGGTATGTTTCTGATGTTCGGCATCTTCGGCAGAAAGAAAAAGCAGCAGCGGCAGGAAAGCGGCGCAATGTTCATGCGCCGCAGCTTTGCCGCTGCCGAGGTTTCGGAACTGCTGGGGCAATGGCGGTGGGATGGCGGTTTCAGCAACCAAGAGATTGCAGCCGCCCTTGCCCCCATGCGTGCGCGTTCGCGTGACATGCACAAGAACAACGGCGACTTTAAGAAGTTTATTTCGCTATTCAAGGCGAATGTCGTGGGCGCGGACGGGTTCTATCTCAAGAGCGACGCGATCATGTCGGTTGCCGCACCTGCGCTTGACAAGGAAGCCGCGTTTTTCATTGAGTACCATTTCAAGCGTTGGGGCATGCGCAAGGATTGGTGCGACACGACGGGCGTTAAAAACTTTGCCGCGATCTGCCGTCTTGCAGCCCTGCATTGGGCGCGTGACGGGGAAGCCTTTATCATGCTTGACCGCCACGCGCAGAACCGCTACGGGCTTTCCCTGCGCGTGGTGCGCCCCGATGCGTGCCCGGAGTGGTTGAACCGCACAACCGACGAGGGCAATTGGATTCGCAACGGCGTGGAGGTGGAGCCGGGCACATACCGCGTGCTGGCGTATTGGTTTGACGGGCGGGAGGAGGACACCACGCTGCCCATGATTGTGTGGCAGGGCAAGGCGCACAGGCTGGTGCGCGTACCTGCGGTTGATGTGGTGCATCTTTACACCCAAAACGACGAATGCCAAACGCGGGGCGTGCCGCTGGCGCACGCGGGGCTTAAGCCGGGCAAGATGCTTGAGGAGTTCAACGAGGCGGAGCTGGTGGCGGCACGCGACGAGAGCAATTGGCTTGGCGTGTTCAAGGCACCTGCCGGGCGCGAGGGCGAAATCAAGCAGCTTGACGAGGACGCGGAGGAGCAGGGGCGGCTGCGCCGTCACAGCCGCAAGGGGCACGATGTGGTGCTGCCGGAGGGCTGGGATTACGAGCCGAAGGTGCCGAACCACCCGAACCGCGAGGTTGCGGCTTTCAAGGCAAGTATGAAACGCGATCTTGCAAACGCGCTGGATGTTGAATACGCGAACTTCGCAAACGATTGGTCGGGCGTATCTTACAGCAGCGTGCGTGCTGGCACCTTGTCAGAGCGCGACCAATGGCTGATGCTGCAAGCGGATTTCATAATGGCGGTATGCACCCCCGTTTTCCACGCTTGGCTTGATTCCTTCCTGCGGCTTTCAATCTCCGGCAAGTACGGCATTTCGGAGTATGACAGGCTGGCGGAACACACCTTCCGTGGTCGGCGTTGGGGATGGGTTGACCCGCTGAAAGATGTAAACGCGGCAGCCGTTGCGGTGGCGCACGGCTGGAAGACAGATTCGCAGGTGGCTGCCGACTACGGCTGCGACCTTGACGATAACCTTGAGGAGGCGGCGCGGATTGCAGAGGCACGCAAGCGGTACGGCATCACGGAACCGCAGCCGATGAACACGCCGAAGAACGACAACGAAGGAGGCAACAATGGCGAAGAGAAAGACTAAAGCGGCAGGTGCTGCGCCGCAGACGCAGACCAAGGACGGCTTGAGCTTCCGCGAGGGGCAGGTGCAGCTTGTCACCCGTGGAGAGGGTGAAACGGCGGAGCAGACCGTGCGCCTTTCCGTCAGCAGCGAGGAGCCGTACATGCGGTTCGCGCTTTGGGATGATGAAAAGGAGAAGTATGTCACCGGGTACGAGGTGCTTGGGCACGGCGAGGGCGAGATTAACTTCTCCCGCATGAAAGACGGGCTGGTAATACAGGACACGCATTACGGCGATCAGATAGGCTTAATGCGCAACCCCGAAATCAAGGACGGCAAGTTGTGCGGCGAGGTGGAGTTCTGCTGCGGTGAGCGTGCGCAGGAAATCAAGCGCGACGCGCTGGCAGGTCTGCGCCGCAACATGTCCGTCGGGTACCGCGTCAAGAAGTACAAGAAGGTCGGCAAGGCGGAAGACGGTCTGCCGATTTTCCGTGCGGTGGATTGGATGCCGCACGAAGCAAGCTTTGTCAACTGCCCTGCCGACGCCACGGTTGGCGTTGGACGTTCAGACGCAGAGGACGAAAACAAACCAGCGGCGGCTATACCCGCCGTCGTTAAAACACAGGAGGAAAAACAGATGAACCCCGAACAGGTGGTTGAGTGTTTCCGCCTTGCCAAGGCGGGAAATGTTGAGCACGCCGAAGTGGACGCGCTCATCAAGAGCGGCAAGACCTTTGACGAGGTGCGTGCCGAGCTGGAGGCGAAGGTTGAAAAGCGGATGCAGGAGCTTGCCGAAAAGGCTGCCAAGGCTGCTGCCAAGCCCGACACGCCCACGCCGGAAACGGCGCGTGCCGTGGTTGACGAGAAGACGCAGAGGGAAATCGGCAAGCGTTACAGCCTTACGAATGTGCTGCGTGCGCTGGCTGGCGACACCAGCGTGGACATTGGCTACGAGCGCGAGATTTCTGACGAGATCGTGCGCGTCACGAACCGCAAGGGTGCGCAGGGCATTGTGGTGCCCGACTTCATCCGTGCGGCTGCCAACGCCAACGACGGCGGCTTGACCCTCGGTACCCCTGCGTACAACACCGACACCGCGGCTGGCGGCATTGTGGGCATTGGCGGTACGGGCAAAAACACGATTGCGACGAACCTGCTTGCTGGCAGCTTCATTGATGCCCTGCGTGCTGCGCTTGTGCTTGGCAAGGCTGGCATGCAGACCCTTTCGGGGCTGGTTGGCGACATTGCCATTCCCAAGGGCGGCAAGGTTACTGCCGCGTGGGTGACGGCGGAGAACGGCGACGCTTCCAAGACGAACCCGACCTTTGGGCAGGTACAGGCGACACCGCACACGGTTGGCGCGTACACGGACATTACCCGCAAGCTGCTTTTGCAGTCCAGCATTGATGTGCAGGGCTTCGTGGTGCGCGAGCTGGTGTACGCGATTGCCTACGCCCTTGAGGCTGCCGGGTTCGCTGGCACGGGCACCAGCGGACAGCCGACCGGGCTTGCGTCGCAGATTACGCAGACCGTCAGCTTTACGGCTGGTGCGCCCACGCTTGCGAAGGTGCTGGAAATGATTTCCACCATTGACGAGGCGAACGGCGTTACGGGCATGCAGTCCTTCATCGGTAAGCCGTCTGTTTGGGCGTTGCTCGGCGCGACGATTGATTGGACTGCCGTCACGGCTGCCAACGCCAATGTCGGCGGCGTTACCAGCGGTCGCTACCTGCTTGACACCGCCACGAACACCTGCCAAGGCTATCCGTTCATCAAGAGCAACCTCGCCCCGGCGAAGCAGCTCCTGTTCGGTGACTTCTCGCAGCTCATGCTGTGCCTTTGGTCGGGCACGGACATTGTGGTTGACCAGTACAGCAACTGCACCAAGGGTGCGCTGCGTGTGGTCGCGTTGCAGGACGCTGACTTCATCGTCCGCCAGCCTGCGGCGTTCGCCAAGGGCACCACGCTGCTTGCCTAACGGGGCGGCATAACGACAACCCCCCGCCCCGTTCACCTTCACGGGTGGACGGGGCGCATTGTTAACCCGTTAGGAGGTGCAGATGGTAAAGACGATTGAGGCGGCTTTGTCTTCGCTTGCGTTCTCATTGCCCGATGCGGCGCAGAACATGCGCCACGGCGAGGTGGTCGGCACCGTGCTTGCCTCCTCCTCCAGTGAGCTTTCGGGCGACACGGTGGCGGCTGACGCACCACAGGAAATGCGCCGCTACATCGGCACCCGCAGCGCGTTTCCCGATCTGTGCAAGGGCAGCACGGTTGAAATCGGCGGCAAGTGGCACCTTGTCACCAGCTGCCGCACCGACCCCGTGGGAGCGTCGCTTTCCTTCGGCGTGTCCGCACCGCTTGACGAGGTGGCTGCGATCTACCGCAGACCGGGCACCAGCATAAGGCAGACGCTGCGCGTGCTGGCGGTTGAAAGCGAGGTGCTGGATGTGTGGAGCGACAGCCTTGCGCCTACGGCGTGCCGGGCGTGGTTTGTCGCACTTTCAGCCGAGCATTGGCTTGAGACAACGGAGCCGCAGGTGGGAGACGAGGCGACGATTGACGGGCGCGTGCTGCGGGTTGCAGCCGTTGCCAAGCACGACGGCTGCTGGCTGCTGACATGCAGGGCGCGGAGGTGAGCCGTGCCAGCTGCAATACAGTTTGAGTGCGAAGTTTCCGCGCAGAGCATTGCGGACTTCACGAAAGCCCTTGCAGACTACCAGCGCAAGACGCAGCGCGACATGCGCGGCGCGTTGCGCAGCGCGACCATTGACCTGTGCCGCAGCTTGCGTGCGCGTACACGCAGGGCACCGAAGGTGGTGCCGCGTGAGGATGTGCGCTGGGGCGAGGAAACGCCGAAATACTACACGGGGAAAAAGGACGGCAAGGTTTACAGGCGCGTGGTTGTCACGCGCTGGTTTGGCGGCAAGCGCAAGCAGTTCGTGCATTGGCAGGAGGTGCGGACGAAGTACCGCAGCCGCAAGACGCGGAACGGCATAAGCGAAAGCTGGAGCGAGGCGACACCTGCAATGCTGCGGGAAGCCCGGCAGCGGTTCGGCGTTGTGCGCATGTGGGGGCTTGCCAAAAAGTCTTGGGGCTGGTTCATGCGCAGCCTTTTCAAGACGGCGACACAGGACGAGAACCCCAAGGCGGTGCTTACGCGGCGCATGGTTGACGGTGGCATGACGGAGAAGCGGGAACCGCTGCCGGACGGCACCATTGACCTGCAAGCCCCTATTAAATGCGAGATAACACTTGTAAACAAGCTGGAATACATCCGCAAGGCGTTGCAGCCGGGCGCGTTGGCAATGTCCGTGCAAAAGGCGACAAACTACATACGCGGCAAGATTGAAAGCGGCGTGCGCAGCCGCAAGTTCGGCAATTGACAGGCAGTCCATATGCAGGAGGCATTATGGCATTGAGCGTAAGCACATCATTGGAGGCAAAGGTTCTCGCAACGCTGCGGGGGCTTGGGCTGCCTGTGCCCTGCGTCGGGCTTATGGAGGTGGCGGATGCTGGCACGATGAAGGAGCAAGACCTTACATCCGTGCAGGTGCGCGTTTACAACTTCGCGCAGGTTACGGAGGCAAGCGGCATGTTTACGCTGATGGTGGAAATCCGGCTGAATGTAGAACAGGCGGAGAGCGCGAACGGCGGTACCTTCTACGATGCGCACGAACGCATTGCGCTGTGGTTGCAACATGTAATGCTGGGCGACGCGTGCGCGGAGCTTGACACGGACGAAGCGCATGTTGACGGGTTGCAGCGCACGGGCGACGATAAAGACTTTGACACGACAGGCGGCGAGTGGTTCGCGGCTTGGAACTTGACCCTATCGGGTCGCTTAAAACAACAGGAGGAAACCTAAATGGGCAATGCAGGATTCAACGCGGCGACCGACATTTTCAGCATGGGTGCTGATTGGGGCGTTCGCAGTTCTAACGAAAACAAGAGCGGCAGCACGGCGGAGTGCCCGAACAGCCTCGGTGACATTACGCACCGCGACAGCTACGCGGAGCGCATTGCGCCGTCTGCGGAGTACGCGCTGGAGGCGGATGTTGACGAGCTGCCCGATCTTGGCACCGTGGTGACAATCAGCGAAAAGAAGGTCGCCATTAACAGCATAGTGGTGCGCACCGTGCGCGGCACGGCTGTTGCCGCAACCGTCAGCGGCGTGCAGGTGAGCGACGGCGCGACAACGAAGCGCACATACAGCTGCGGCACCCTTGCCATTTCCGCCCGGCACAAGGCGCAGGACATTTTGGGCTGGCTTGGGCAGAACACGCCGTCCACGCTTACGGAGGCGACATTCACCTTTAGCTGCGACATTACGCTGGCAGACCCGAAGGGCAACATTGCCAACTTTGATGTGAGCAACGGCAAGGTGGTTGCAGCCTATACGCACACGGTGGGCGACGGAACGGCGATCACGGCACCTGCGGCGACGGGCACAAGCAAGGTCGTTTCCGCACCCGTCACCAAGGACAGCCCGGAGAACGACTACACAACGACCACATACAGCATCACCGATTCGCTGACGGGCGAGGAGGCGGCTTAACAGGGTGCGCGGCAATGGTTGCGGAGCTTGCGAGGGATGATTACCAAGACATGCTGGCGGAGGGGCTGCGCCCCACGCTGGATGATTTTGAACGCTTGAACCAGCTGGCGGTGCGGCTTGAGGACGGGGCGGAAACGACCCCGGCGAATCACCCGCGCATTGGCTGGGCTGGCGATGTGCCCTTCTACGAGCCGACCGCTGCTGCGCTCATGTGGTTGCAGGACTACGCAAGGCGCGTGCCGTGCGACGAGGAGACGCAGCAGAGCTTTTTCTACTTCGCCCTTGCGCACGGGCGCGACCCTGCCGTGTTTGAAAAGCTGATTGAGCCGCACGCAATCGGCAAGGCTGTAAAGGCTTGGCTGCGCAAGCTGCCCTGCACGGTGCGCGAAATGGAACGTGCGTGCAGATACGCGGCATGGGGGCTGGACGATGCGCAGCCAGCCTTGACGCAGAAGCGGAAAGAGTACCTGCGGAGGAAGAACACGACGGCGGCTGCGGACAACATGCAGAAGCTTGAGCGGGTGCTTGCCGCTGCCGCTGCATCATCGGGCATGGCATACTTTGACCTGCTGGCTTGCACCCCTTCGCGCCTTAACGCGATGGTGGTTGCTGCGCAGGTGGAGGCTGGCGCGAAGGTGTCGCGTGACATGGCAAAAGCGCAGGTTGACTATACCGCCACGCTGCATGAGATACGGGAACGGCTGACGAGGGAGCGCGACAATGGCAAGTGAAATCAAGATACATCTTGCGACCTATCTCAAGGACGCTGGCATTAAGGCAAGCGAGGCGCAGATTAACAAGCTTGCTGGCGATGTAAAGCGGCTGAATACCGAAATGCAGAGCAGCACGGACGCGGCGGTGCAGAAGCTCGGCAAGCTGCCGGGCGCGTTCGGCAAGATACAGGACGCGCTCGGCGGCTTCGCTGCCAAGGCAATGTCCGTTATCGGCGCGTTCAAAATCGGCTGGGATATCGGCATGTGGCTTAACGACAAGGTTATAATGCCGCTGCTGGGGATTAAAGACCCGATAGAGGAGCTTAAGAAGCACAACCGCGAACTAAAGCGGCAAGCGGAGGAAGCGGCGGCGAAATGGGAGGAGGCGTTTGAGAAATGGTCTGCTGGCTGGGAAAAGGAGGTGCGGGGCGCAGACCGTGCCCGGCAGAGCATTGAGGACTTGACGCAAGCATATTTGAAGATGCAAGCGGCGCGTGAGCGCGTGCAGTCTGCGCAGGACGATGCGCAGATGCTGTGGATGCAGCGCGACAAGTTCAATGCAATGGCTGGTGCGGCAACGCCGGAGGAGGCGACTGCGCTCGGCAAGTACCATGATGTGCTGATTGCGGAGGCGCAGCAGAAGCAGCAGCTTGCGGAGTTTGACCGCAAGGCGGAGGAATCGGCGGAGAAACAGGCAAGCGCGGAGGCGCAGCTTGGCAAGGCTGTTGAAAAGCGGCGCAAGCTCATGCAGCAGATGGCGGAGCTTGACAAAAAGCAGCAGTATGCCGAAAGCCAGCAAGCGGTTTACGATCTTGGCTGGGAGAACAGCTTGAAGGAGGAGGAGAAGGTCAAGAAACAGAAAGAGCAGCTGCAAAAGCAGATTGAGGCAGCCGACCGCGATGTGCGCACGCGCCGTGCCGACATTCAAGCCATGTCGGCAAGCCGTGGCGCGGAGGCGCAGGAACGGGCGAACATTGAGGAACGCGCAAGGCTTGAGGTTGACGAGCGTAAAAAGGCATACGACGATTATGTGGCGGAGGTTGAGCGCAAGGAGGCGGAGGCTGCGGAGGCTGAATGGCAGCGGCAGCAAGAGGCGGCACGCCGTGTGGTGGAGGCGGAGCAGAAGGAACGGGCGCGTATGGAGCAGCAGCTTGCGGCGCAGCGCATTGCAGACCTGCGCACGGAGCTTTCAGAGCGGCAGCGCATGGAGAGCGACGCGCAGTCAAGGCAAGCGGCTGCGGCTGGCGGCTTGCAGCAGGCTTGGGGCTGGTACCGCAACCAAAGCAGCATGCAAGCGGTGATTGACGAGCAAAAGGCACAGGCGTTGGCGGAGGCGCAATGGGAAAAGGACTTTGAGCGGTTGAAGTTCAAGCACCGGGATTGGCGCGAGATTGAGTTCGGCAAGCTTTCAGCCGCTGACGAGAGCGTGCGGCAGGT